TTTAGATTTTAGAAATTTAAAAGGCTGCATACCTTTTTAGATAATCTTTCTGCTGGGTATGTATTACCCTTACCACAAGATTTTCATATAGCTCATTGTAAAACAAATGTAAATACTGGGGAAAAAGAATCCTCTTATATATTTGCTTTATCAGAGGGTCTTAATGAAAGTGAATGTAGTGAGTATAATATTAATGGTCCGACTCAAGATGTACACCCTATAGATCAAATTGGTGGTGAAGGTAGTTTTTTGGGTAAGAAAAATGGAAATAACAATGTAATTAAAATTATAAACCCTTGGTTAATTAAAACACCACCTGGATATTCATGTCTTTTCACCTCACCTGCTTATAATGAAAATGATTATTTTTCAATAATATCTGCTATTGTAGATACAGACACGTTTGATAATTATATTAATTTTCCAATAATTATAAACCATGATAAATACCCTTCTTTTGAAAAAACTTTTGAACAAGGATTACCCTACGTGCAGATAATTCCTTTTAAAAGAGACTCATGGAGAAAAAAAATAACTACAACTAAAAAAATTTACAGTAACTTCAAATATTTTTCAAAAATAATTCATAGGTATAAACAATTAATTTGGAGTAGAAAGACATGGAGATAAAAAATTACATAAAGATTGTAGATAATTTTTTACCTTATGCCTCACTGTCTTCTCTATTACAATGGGTCAATCTAAAAGATAATAAATTTGAAAAAGCAGAAGTTTTTTTAAATAACCAAAAAAAAGAACTTAGAGAAGATATAAGAAAAGTTGATAATTTTGGTTTTGATGTAAATTCAAAATCAAAAACTGAAGTGCATTGGAGTTGTTTTTTAGGTTATAATTTTACAAATTTATGCGAATATTATCAAAAAAATTTTAAACTAGAGGCCTCTATATCTGGCTTGACTGACATAACTTTTTTACGATATCAAAATGGTGGCCATTACAGAATGCATACAGATCATTGTAAAAATGCTCCTAGAACACTTTCAATTATATATTTACTTAATAATGACTATGAAGGAGGAGAATTAATTTTTAACTCACCAGACCGTAAAGATGAAATTTTAAAAGTTGGAAAAAAACCAAATAGAGTAGTTATCTGGCCAAGCAATTTTTTGTATCCTCATCAGGTAACTCCAGTAACCAAAGGATTGAGATATTCTATTGTATCATGGGCACTATAAGACAATTAAAATATAAAATAGTTAAAAATTTTTTAGATAAGAAAGAAATAGAACTTTTTACAACATATAGTTTATTAAGGCATAAAAATAACTTTGATAGTTTTGATAATAGTCCGCCAAATAACAATTGTGATAGCTTTTTTTACACAGATCCTTTAGCTGAAACATTATTAATGCAGAAAAAAAAATTAATAGAAAAAGAAGTTGGTTTAAAGTTACATCCAACTTATTCTTTTTATAGAATCTATTCTTTTAATGCTGATCTTAAAAAACACACAGACAGAGAATCTTGTGAAATTTCAGTAACTGTAATGATTGGAAGTGATGGTACAAAATGGCCAATTTATATGAATGATAAACCAATTGAATTAATGCCTGGAGACGCATGTATTTATATGGGAAGAGAGGTAAAACATTATAGAAAAAATTTTCAAGGTGATTGGCACTCTCAAGTTTTTTTACACTATGTCGATCAAGAAGGACCTTTTAAAGATTTTAAATATGATAAAAGAATTATAACTCCGGAAACATAATGCAATTAGATATATTTAAAATACGTATATTTATAGATAATATAGATGTAAACAAATTAAAATTTAATGAAGTTTTATTTGAAAAAACATGGGAATCTAAAACTCCATCGACTTTTAATGGTGACAATTTATTAAATAAAGAAAGCAGTGATTATTTATTAGGAATCATAGCCAAATTATTGTTTCCTGAAATCAAAAAAAAGTTTTCAATAAATTTAAATAACATTTGGATTAATAAATATAAACAAAACGACTACCAAGAAGAACATATACATGTAAAAAGTCACTACAGTTTTATTGTTTATTCAAAAGTAAAAGAAAGCAATACTGTTTTTTTATCAAGAGATAAAGAAATTATTGAGTCTTTTGGTATGGATGATATGGGATTATTTCAAACAAAATTTGAGCCCCCTTGTAGATCTAATCAAATAATTCTTTTTCCTAGTTTTTTAGAACATAGGGTAAAAAGAGTAAATGAAGATTATGAGACTATTTCTGGTAATATTTCTTTAATTATATCTTGAGCTATAAATTTTATATTCATAATTATTCTAACTGTGAATTAAAGGAGATAGATATTCTTTTTTCTTTTTTATTCATATTTGGGGTTACACTATGTTTGTAGAAAGACGGAAATATATATAGTTCATTTTCTTTGGGTTCAAAAGACCAAGTGATGCTATTTTTCGAGCTCCAACTCGTAACATTATTTTCAAAAGCATAATTTATAATATTTTCACTAGGATTTATAAAAGTAAGCTTACCAGATTCTTCAGGCACTTTAACATAAAACACACCTGAAAAAATTGATGAAGGATGTATATGTGCTATATTACTATCTTTATATTCGTTAATATTTATCCATAAATTATCTATTTTTAAATTTTTTATTAGTTCAAATTCTTTTGAAAAAATGTTTATATTTTTTTCAATAATTTTTTTTAATTCAGTGATTATTGAATATTCATCATACAAATCCTCTGATTGCCAACCTCCAAGATTAGTGTTTATTCTACCTTTACTATTCTTCTGTAATTCAAAAGAAAATTTTTCTAATAAATTTAAATCAAAATTTAATTTCGTACGAAAAACATTATATTTGAATATTTCACAAATTACTGAATTCATTGTTCTAATTATTTCTTTTATTATCTTTATAATTAATATATAGAGTAAGTCTACACTTTGTAAAACTCATATGGTATAATTCTACATGCCTTTAACAAACATACAAATAGCACCAGGTTTCAATAAACAAGTCACAGAGACAGGAGCAGAGGGTCAATGGACTGATGGGGATTTTGTAAGATTTAGATACGGTTCTCCTGAAAAAATTGGTGGTTGGGAACAAATTACATCAGACACTTTAATTGGAGCTGTGAGAAAACAGTTAGTGTGGGCTGATTTAGACGGAAGAAGATACGCAGCTTTAGGAACTAACAAAGCTTTGTTTATTTATTACGAAGGTGGCTTTTATGATATCACACCCTTAGATACAGCACTAACGGGTTGTACATTTGATACCACAGATACTTCAGCAACCGTCACCGTAAATAAAACAACTCATGGCCTATTGGCAGGAGATCTGTTTACCTTTACATCTGTAACTCCTCCAAGTGGTGCGGGATATGTGGCATCAGATTTTGAAACAAATACATTTGAAGTTATAACTTCATCAGCAAACAGCTTTACAATTACAATGGCTAGCGTTGCAGCAGCAACTACATCTGCTAGTGGTGCTGCTACAGTGAACCCATATATTAAACCAGGTCCATTGAATGCAACAGCAGGCTATGGTTGGGGAACAGGCACATGGGGACGAGGAACTTGGGGATCTGCTTCAACAGTCAGTAATTTAATTATTGATCCCGCTTCATGGTCTATAGACAACTTTGGTCAAGTAATGATTGCTACAATAAAAAACGGAAAAACATTTTCTTGGAATCCTATTAATTTAGATTCTAATGCTTTAACAACAAGAGCTACTGTTATATCTGGTGCACCAACAAGATCGGTAATGTCTATTGTATCAGATAGAGATAGACATTTAATTGTACTTGGAACTGAAACTGTAATTGGTGATCCAACAAAACAAGATAAAATGTTTATTAGATTTTCTGATCAAGAGAATATATCTGAGTATGCACCAACTTCAGTTAACACTGCTGGTACTTTTAGGTTGGACTCTGGAGTAAAAATTGTAGGAGCTGCAAAAGGTAAAGATTATATTTTAATTTTAACAGATACTTCTGCATATGTTATGCAGTTTGTTGGACCACCTTTTACCTTTTCAATTAGACAGGTTGGAAGTAACTGTGGATTAATTGGTCAACACGCTCTACATTATGTTAATGGAAGAGTTTGGTGGATGGGACAAGCAGGAGGTTTTTTTGTGTTTGATGGAACAGTTAAATCAGTTCCATGTTTAGTTGAAGATTTTGTATTTACCAACACAGGAAATAATCTTGGAATTAATTATAGTGCAGGAGAACAAGTCTATGCAGGTCTTAATCATTTATATGAAGAAATAAATTGGTTTTATCCAAAGAGTGGTTCTGAATTAGTAGATAGAGTAGTGACTTATAACTATACAGAGAATGCTTGGACAACAGGTTCTTTAGCAAGAACTTCTTTTCACGATTCAACTTTATTTGATAATCCTTATGCGACAGAGTTTGATAGCACGGCAGTTCCAACGTTTCCTACTATTCAAGGAGTTACAAATACTAATGGTGCTTCCACATATTATGCTCATGAAGTAGGTGTAAATCAAGTTGATAGTCTAGGTAACAAAACGGCAATACCTGCATTTATACAATCAGGAGATTTTGATTTAAGTGTTGGTGGTGATGGGGAGTTTTTTATGAGTATGAGAAGATTTATTCCTGATTTTAAAAGACTCGAAGGTAATGCTCAAATCACAATTAATTTAAGAAATTACCCAACAAGCACAGCAGCAAGCTCACCTTTAGGGCCATTTACAATAACAAGCTCTACTGATAAAGTAGATACACGTGCCAGATCAAGATTTGCTAGTGTGAAGGTAGCTAACCTTTCAACAGATCAAAGTTGGAGATATGGTACTTTTAGAGCTGATGTACAACCAGATGGAATGAGAGGCTAATGGACCCTATTACACAAAGAATTTTAGATCAACAAAGAGCCATAACACAAGATCCTAACTTTAGTGGCTATGAACCATCTAACGTAAATGGTATTGCAGCTATAAACACTGCACCCGTTAATGAAAACCTTATGGTTGAAAATAATCTTGTGGGAGAAATGCCAAAAGTAGATGTTAAGGGGTTAGCAAAGAATGTTGGTAAAAAATTAGTTACAGATTTTGCTATTAGAAAATTGGGACTAGAAGGATTAAAAGGCAACGTATTAAAATCAGTTATTGGAGGAAATAATCTTATTGGTTTTTCTAATCCTCTTACGGCAGCTTTTACAGTAGGTTCTTTATTACCCGATTCAGTAAAAGGAATTGCAGGTATATTAAGAAACAATAGAGCACAAAAGGCTATTGAAAGAGATATTATGAGAGACATGCAAGGATCCAAAGACACTACTATTTCACCTAGAATTACAAATATGCAACCTACTGATAGAGATAAAGGTATGGGATCTGGAGGAAAACCTACAGGACCTTCTAAATCACCATCGAAATCATATAGTGGTGCAAATCCTTATGGTGGTGGAGCAGGCGGATTACATTCAGGATATTAACAATGGCTAGAGTAGATATAATAATACCTGAACCCACTCCTCAATACACAGAAGAAAACCAAAGACAAGTCACTCAGTCTTTACGAACGATGCAAGATAAGTTAAATACATCTTATCAACAAGAAATTAAAAATGAACAAGATGCTTTTAATTATTTTTTATCATGACTATACGATATAAAAACCAAGGGTTTAAACAAGCAAGTACAAGTAAGACTACAGTATTCACATGTCCAAGTGATGCAACAGTAATAGTCAAAAGTGTTTATTGTGCTAACAACGATGCTTCATCAGCTGTCTTAGTAAATATGAATTTAGTAGATTCTTCTGATTCAAGCACAGAGTATGAATTTTTTAGAGATGATGTGCCTGCAAAATCACAGGTGAATGCCACACAGCAAGGTTTGAATTTAGAAGCTGGTGATGCAATTACAGTTCAAGCAGCCACAGGTAGTAATACAATACAAGGTGCAATTAGTTACGCTCTTATAGATAGATCGCAGGAGAATGGCTAGAAAATTTAAAGATTTCGTAGAGAGACCAAAACCTAGGAAGAGGCCAGGTCGTCATAAAAAAAGACTTAACAAAAATGAAAAAAGAGATTATAAACCATACAGCAAACAAGGAAGAAAACAATAATGAATTACAACTTTGGAGAAAAAGGACTTGAAATTAAATTTACATTTAAAGAAAGATTTTTTTTATTGTTTCGAGGTGTAGTAAAATTAGATGCATACAGTAGCTACAAACACTCCGCTGTGCTTTTAAAACTTGTGCATGATGCTAATGTAAAATATGGAGATGGAAAAAAACACGGAAAAATAACGGAGATAAAAACAAATGAGTGATTTAATTAAAATACCTGCAGAGGCAAAAGAAATTATAAAACACAAAAGAACAGGACAGGTTTATGTTACTAAAGCTGATTTTGATGCTGATGTTGCTAATCCCAATACTGATACTACTGTGGATGATTTTCGACAAGACCTCGAAATAAAGGTGACAAAAGTTTCTATGGGTGCTAAAACAAAAGAATAATGCAACCCAGAGGAGCCACTGAGCTACAAATGGAAATGCTACACAAGCATGTTCCAAAAGATTTGCTTGATCAAGTACAAATATGTACTTCTATTCCAGGCAAGGTTCCTATTGATCCAAACAAATTAAATATTCTTTGGCAAAAAAATTCTTG